CCGTAGCATAGGCGCTGGTTTCCCCCTCCCCGCAGGGGACCAGTGAAGCACCCTGTACAAGTTGGCGCTAACCTACTAAGGTTTCAAAAGTTTACTGGTAATTACGGGCGCGCTAAGCCTAAGATGGCCTGGCGCCCAGCTGCCGCAGCCGCCCCAACCGCTTGGTTGGCAGCATGAGCCAAAAAGTGTTCTCCGATATCCTTAATGGCATTGACGGCCCCGTTCCAAACTGCTGGAGTGGTGGCCGCATGCTGCTTCTGGGTTGCCCGCATCATAATGTTGTTCGGGTGGCGAGTGCACCACTGCTGCCCTACCTCAATGCGGTAGTTAACTGCAGTGGTTCCACTCCCCGCCCTTGGAATGTACAAAACGATGGGCTCCAAGGCGGTACTGAAAGGCAACGACCCTAGGGCTGTAGTGGACTGTGGAACTACAAAATCCCTCCAGGATTTGTAGGAAACGCTTTCCGCAACTGCGGAATGCAAAACCACAGGCTTCTCAACCAGCGAGGCTGCTGAAAATGGCTTTATGTATCCAACCGCTATGGCATCTTCCGCCCAGGCGCTCTTTACGGTTAAGCTCGTGCTGCCAAGGTAAGTTTCCAACGCCGGGACAGTCCCCAGGTAAACTGAACCCGGGGGGTAAAGCCCAGTGTTGGTTCCCAGGCAGCAAAGGCGAACCGACATGTTGTGGATGCGGCCGCGCTGGGAGAAATGCTGCATAGTTGCGGTTGGCGGTGGCTGATCCAGAACGTTGCTCCTCAAACTAGCCAAATGCGGCAACGAGCCGCCAATTATTTCGGCAGCATCGTAAAGCATGGCTATGTAAGCAGAGAGAACGCCCTGTTGGGCTACAAGGTAGTCGTTCGTAGTAACGCCAACCCAAACCCTAGGAGCAACAACGATAACTTGATCCATGCTCGTTGAAGAAGAGAACTCCATAACGTTAACAAGGTTAGTTGTGGCGTAAGGTGCAGTAGTTTCATCAACAGGCAAGTGGCGCTTATCGAAAGCGTCAAACGCCCAAGGCAACTGCCGCGGAGCGTTTGGAACGCGCGCGGCCAGTTGCTTGGGCCTTGCCTGTTTCTTACCATCGTTTGCCTTGCCTTGGTTGGAATTCTGACGATTGAACATGGCCCGCAGCGCGGCTTTTCGCGCTTGCGGGGCTTTGCTCACTTGAGCTTGTTGTTTCGCTGTCAGAGCCATTGCAAACGCACTCGCAAGAGTTGTTGTTTGCCTCAAGTACCGGGGCGGGGCCAGGCGCAAGCGCCGTCCAAAGCGCCCCCGTAGCTACCAGCAACTCAGGGCTTACTCCCTTGGGGGGTAAGCGCCAACGAGTACAGGGTACAGTTGCAACTACAAGTGCCTAGTCGTGTCAAGGATTAGCCGTAAACACGACAAATGTGCCGTTAAGCTGGCCCCCATCCCAACCACCAATTGGGCGGGGGGTTCTAACCAGCTCGCAGATGCGCGTAATTTTGTTCTCGACATAGTTTGCGCACCCCGCCGTGGCAACCCCGTTGCTAACAGGTCCCCAAAGGGGCATCGCCATCAAACAAGGCACCCATAGCCCGCTTTCAACATGGCCCCCGATGAAGGCATAGTTGCGCGCTGCTAAGCAAGCAATGCTTTGGCCATAACTCGGCGAAGTAGCCCCACCTTGCTCAAGGGTGGGAACGTCCTTGCCGGGAATATAGCTGGTGAAAGATGTTATCAGGTCCTGTTTGGCAACGGGCTGAACCTCGTGCCAAGGCGGTCTGACGGAAAAGCAGGGTTAACCCATGCCTGTAGCCATAAAACCGTCAACCGTAGCCAGATGCACCGCCTTTCATGCGGTTAGTCGGAATAGCCGCACTACTCGTTCGCCGTACCTGTTGGGCTGGCGCAAACCAAGCTTAATGGTTGCGGAACGCCAGGGTTGGCTGCCAGCGGAATTTCCGCCGCTTAGCCGCGCCCGGCCTAATCCAGCCGTGATGCATCTACCGTAAACACGCTGCGCAATGCTTACGGCTTCCCACGCTCAGGCAAGTTGCCCTATTAGGGTGGGGGCCTTCCCCCAGGAGCACAGGTCCTGCTCCCAACCGCGCCGCAGTTGCGGGCCCAAAGCGCTCATCCTACAACGCCCTAGCAAGGAGGCTGGTAACCTCCTCGGTACTCTAAGGCGCCCTGCGGACTTGGCTCTCGCGTTACAGTAAAAGAAACTAAACCCAAGGGAAAATTTGCTGTTAACCATTAACAAAAGGCATGCATTAAGAAAGGTTGCTTGGTGGAGTGGTTGCAGGACGTGACCCCCAGGAGCGCAATGCTCGTGGGCCGCACAACTTCGGGCGCTTGCAGTATCTGCTACTGCCGCGCGCCAACAGGTCCTTTCGATCGTCTTCCTCCGCCCAAGTCCCCTGGGGATGTTGCCATTCCCAGGAATTTGCGCAGTGAAATTTCGCTCGTCGGGCCTGTACTTCCCCGCCCCGGGGTCAGGCGCATGAGAACCTACAACCGCTCCGTTAAGCGTAGTAGTGCCCGCTACTCCGTTTTCCAAGTTGCCTTGGGCGAAGCAGGCTTGGCTTCTTCCCCTTTTTCCTTAGGGGCGTCGTTGCCTTGCTTGCTTTTCCCCTTGCCCTTGGTTTTGCCTTTGCCCTTCGCTTTCGCTGGGGCGCCGGCTTTCTCGGAGCTGGGCTTGCCTTTTCCCTTTCCTTTGCTCTTGCCTTTGTTAGGGTTTGCAGCCTTACCCGACCCGCCATCCTTGGTAGCGGCGTCCGTGGGCTTAGTTCCCGCCAAAATGCGGGCAAGCTTGACCGTTTCTTCCGCATCGGCCAGCAGCTTCGGGCTGCGATACGCGGAAGCCACGTGGCTATGGTTGGAAGTTGCGTTCTTAACCAACGGCTCCAGGATGCAGCCGATATCGGTCAAAAGAACCCACATTGCCATCGGATCCTCAACAAGGTTGTCGTTGATTTCCGTTGACATCGTGGTGGCCTCAAACGCCAGCAACGATGCGATGACCTCCTCCTTCGGTTTCATCATAAGCTCAGGCAACTCGCTGCGCCATGCGGTGCAGCAAACGCGAATAACCCGCTCAACCTTAACGCTGGCGCAAAGCTCATGCGCATGCTCGCGCAAAACTCCGCACTGCTCGAAAGTGGTTGAAGCGGCTTCTTCGATGTGCCTGCGTTCAGGGTCACGATCTCCATAGGTAGTGGCATGCGCGTACGCGCCTTGCTTGCCGAGCAGCCCCACGAGCTTCCCATAGCAATAATCGCCATGCGATAGGAAAAGCCCGCGGATGCCTAGGGACTCATGATTGATGATCGCCAACGCGTAGTACTTGGTTAGCGCGAGGCTCCAGAAAGTTGCGTTCCGGGTAACATCAACTGGCTCCATTTTGTCATCGCGCTCGATGGTGTGCTGCGAGCTGATGGTACAATGGGGCAACTTCCTGAGAGCCTTCAGAACCTTCGGGACGATGACGGCAACCTCGTAGTCGTTGGCCTTGCCGCTTGGCAAGCCAACCCAGGCGGAAAGCATTTCAAAAACGCTGTTCCGGCCAACCATATCAAGGTCGTCGCCTGTAAGCGCGGGCTCGAAGATGAAGCCAGTGCTTGCGCTCAACGCCGCGGTGTACTTCATGACTAGCTCCCTCACATTGAGGCCCTTCCAGTCATCACCTTCCGGCGGCAAAAACGCGTGAACCTGGTCATCGCCTTCGTTGATGCCCAAATGAGGGGTGAGAATCTGCTCGTCCTCCAGTTTGTCACATTTGACGCTCGTGTCAGTGACCATCCTGGGAACAAGCGGGGCCCACTCAACGAACTCTGCGGCGTGGGGCAAGGGATGCAAGTTCCAGGCGGGGTGAGTGGATGCGAGTGCCTCGCGCTCAGCCTGCCGCCACTTTTGGTACGCTTCCTCCCCATAGGTTTTGAGGACGCATGTGCCATTCTCAACCGTGGATTCCAACCTGTTTAAGAAGGATGTTGGGCCAATGCCTGAAAGCAAAATTGCTAGCATGGGCGTTAGCCGGATGATCCAATACTTAATCTCCAGGGTGCCCTTTGGAAACGCATCTTCCGTAAGGTGCTCGTCAGGCGAGTACACGTAAGGCCGCGTAACCACCTTTTCTTCAAACACCTCGGCCATCTTGGCTAAGTACTTGACGCATTTTTTCCAAACATGGTCGCGGAAGCCTCCGTCGTTCGCTCTTTTGTCCGAGCCAAAAACCGGTGCCCCTTTGGGTATCGCTCTTAGGTACTCGGCAAAGCGAATGCGCTTGGTTTCTTCCGTCATCCCCTTGAGGTTGGTATGGTTATAAAGAATGGCGTGCATGGCCTCCAACGCTTTAATCATTGGGGATGTGCGCGCCTGATGCAGCCCTTCTG